AAATTGTTCCGTAATACTCGTGAGATTAATCCTGCTCTTCAAGAGGCTCTTTCTTTTGTTCCAGAAGCTCTTAAGTGGTTGACTCATATTTTGGGTGTGAAAAAATATTTTGGTACTGTGGATCCTACTCCTAATTTGAGTAATTTGTCTACTATGGGTCTTAGTTCTAGTTCGGGGTTGTTGGATACAGAACCTCAAGTAGTATTCTCCAATAAGCAAAAGATAAAAATTACTGCTGTTGGTAAGAAGTTTCATTCGTTGGAGGCTGTTATTAATGGTGTTACTCGGTTTTTATCGGGTGGGGATCCATTAGAGACTTTTTATATCAAGCATTTTAAGAGTGAGATTTACACTTCCTTCACTGCTCAATGGGATGATGGTAAGTGGGCGAACTTCACGGGCAAGAGTCGTATTTTTGAGATGCCTAATGCTTTTTTTCTAGCTATGGAGATGTTGTATCATGGTCCTCGTAGTAAGTATGAACGTTCTCGGTCTTCTATTAAGATTGGCTTTTCTTACTCCCATGGTGGTGTTGATCATTTGGCTCGTATGTTTGGTGTTTATGATGGTCAAGGTTCTGTTCAGTTAGGGGATGGTGACATTGATAAGCTGGATCAGAGTATTCACAATGTTTTTATTAATATCTTTGAGTCTTTTGGTCTTCTCTATTTTGATAAAACACACCCTGCTTATCCTCAGATGGATCGTATTCGTCGTTATATTCTTGAGCGTGTTACGGCACGTCTCACACATTTTACGGGCCGCCTGTGGGGTATCATAGTGGGTCAAATGCCTTCAGGTCGTTGGATGACTTCTCATGGGGATAGTTGGATTATGTTATTGTGGTTTTGTCTCTTCTGTGTTATGCAAATGACTTTTATGCCAGTAAAGCTTATGCGACAGTTTACTAAAGACTTTTTCCTTTTGAAAGTTGGTGTGGCCTTATATGGGGATGATCATGTTCTATTTAATGATCGTAAGTATTCTGTTTATATTAATGAGTTTCTTTGGATGGCCTGGTGTCAGAAGTACCTTGGTGTTAAGAGTAAGGATGTTCGTAATGATATTCCTTTTTTGTCTACTGTTTCTGGTGGTATGATTCAGCATAAGGGTTTGGTTTTTTTGCAGATGTTCTTTGTCTGTAATCAGAATAAGACTCCTGGTCAGTGCAAGTATCTTCCTTATCGTGATATTCGGACGATGATGGTTAAGGCTGCCCATGGTCGAGAACCTAAAAAGCGAGATGCTGTTGATATTTTGGGTTCTTGTATTGGACTGGCTTATGGTACCTTTGCCAGTAACCCTTATACTTATGTCTGGCTTCAGGCGTTGTATGCTACAGTTTTTTCCACGCTTTCTTCAGTAGAACAGTCGTCCTATATGGAAACTTATTGTCGTAGATTAGCAGAGGATCCTGTAAATCGATCACGAGGTTCTGCCAAGGGTGTGTCACTGGAGGATTTGCGTAAAGGTTTCCCTACGTTTGCTATGTTGGAAGAGAAGAATATATGGGATGAGGCTTTTCATTCGTATCCCGTTGATTCTCAGAATGTTTATGATATAGTGTTTTAGATGTGTCCCTTTCTCAGACCGCGTTGCTTGCCGGTCATTAAATATAGCCAGCTCTTAGATGAATTACCTACGGTAAACTACACTATGTGTAGAAGTGGGCATCTTTGAAGAATACCGCCAGTCGTATCTCATAGGGCGGGATAAAAATAGAATTATATCGTATGTAACGTCGAGAAGAACTAAAATTGATATGTTTTGGTGTCATGTTGTTCTTTTCCTTGGAATATATACGACCTCCGGCGGGGCGGGCCCGTCGGACTTTAAATAAAAAAAA